GACGACGTGGCGCTTCACCGCGCAGCTTGTGCTGCGTGGGAGCGCCCGGCAACGTATTGGCATTGCCTGCCGGAATACGGACAAGCGCGAAAGGCGATTTGGACCGCCGTAAACCCGCACACCGGGCAGCGTCGAATTGACGAGGCGTTCCCTGAGTGGATGCGAAAGCGCACCAACGATCAGGAAATGTTTATTGAACTGATAAACGGCTCGACGTGGCAAGTGATCGGCAGCGACCGCTACAACTCGCTCGTCGGATCTGGCGTGGCTGGCGTCACGTTTTCCGAGTGGGCGTTGTGCAACCCCAGCGCCTGGGGCTACATCTCGCCAATGCTACGAGAAAACGACGGCTGGGCGTTGTTTATCACGACACCGCGTGGAAAGAACCACGCCTTCGATATGTACAACTACGCAACGCAGACAGACGGATGGTTTGCTGACTTGTCCGGCGCGGAAGAAACCGGCGCCTTCAGCAAGATCCAGCTTGACGAAATTGAGGCTGAGTACGTCTCGCTGTACGGCAAGGATTTTGGCGCGGCGTCGTTTCAGCAAGAATATCTTTGCAGTTTTGAGGCGGCGACAATCGGCTCGTACTACGGGAACGAGTTGGCGGCAGCCAGGGCTGAAAGCAGAATATGCGAAGTCAGGCACGATCCTGACTTAAAGGTAATGACGACCTGGGACATTGGGTATTCTGACGACACCGTAATTTTGTTTGTTCAGGTGTTGGCAGGCGAGGTGCGAATTATCGACACCTACTCGTCATCTGGTCACAACCTGGCGCACTACGCCGAGTTAATTGCTAGCAAGCCGTACAAATACTCTCAGCATTGGCTGCCGCACGACGCTCAAGCCAAGACGCTGGCGGCTGCCGGTCGGTCGGTCTACGAGCAACTGACTGTAGACCACCGCATGAAAAACGTGAGCATCTTGCGAAACACCAACACCGAGCAGCAGGGGATTATGGCCGCCCGCCACCTGTTCCCACGGCTGTGGATCGACAGCGGGCAGGAGGATTTTTTAAACGCTATTGGGCAGTTTCGCCGGGAGTGGGACGACGACAAAAAGACGTTTAGGGACCGGCCCGTCCACGACTGGACTAACCACTACGCAGATGCCTTGAGATATCTGGCGTGGGTGTGGCGCGAACCGCCAAAAAAGGCAGAACCGAAAAAGGTTCAAACCATCAATATTGGCGGTCAATCCACAGTTACGATGAACGATTTAATTGGCGCCGTAAAAAAGCGAAAGGCGCGGTACGACTGAGCGGTTGCGTTTTTTGTATTTTTAGGGTTAGCATCGCAGATGCCTAGTAAATCAAAAGCGCAACAGCGTCTCATGCAGGGTGCGGCAAAAAACCCCACCTTTGCAAAAAAGGTTGGCGTCCCAAAGAAAGTCGCCAAGAAATACACCCGCGCAGACAGGGCGCCAATGGTTAAGGCACTGTCTGACAAGCCCGGCAACGGTGGCTATTAATGTTTTCTCCTGATGCTTTTAGCGGCAGCTATTACGGCGGTGCGCCTAGCGTCTCAGCAGGCTATGACGGTTTCGACGCAGATCAGATTTCTCAAAACATTGCGATGGCTCAAGCGTTGGCTGGTGCCCCGACCACGGGCATTGCCGCTGCGGCGCAACAGGCTGAAGCAAACGCAATGGCGCAACAGCAAGAGGCTATAAACTTAGCTAACGCTCAAGAGTTTGACGCTCTTAGAGACGCCGAGGCTGGACGCCTTCACGCTGATTCTTTGACTGGCGTGCCTCTCGCGGGCGGCGTGACTATTATGAGAAACGCAGCCGGGCGCTCGATGGGGCCGCAGACAATTGCAGCTAACTTGCCCCTTGGCGCTGGGACGTTAGCGCAACAGATTATGACACAAAACACGCTTGTGCAGCCGGACGATGGTTTTGGTTTTAGCGGGCCTCTATCGACTGGATCTCTTGACAGTCAGCCTAACTTTGACAATCCAGACATGGATTTGGTTAGCGTTCCAAGCCAAGAAGAAATGGCCGCAGCGCAACCGGCGCAAGCGCAGACGCCGGGCGTGGCTGGTGTTCCGCAAGCGTTTGGCGCCCCTGGTCCTTACGAGGAATACCGGGCGCAGATTGGCCTTGGCGGCTTTAACACTGATCCGGTCCAAGAACACAACGCCAGATTGATGCGGGCGGCTTTGGGAGCTAGATAGCAATGCAAGGTTACGGCGGCAGCGCAGAACAATCTGGCGAACTTATAACGCTTGAAGACGCCGGTAAGGGACCGGCTGGCAAGGTTGCCCGGTGGGTGATGGAGCTAGACCTGTCGAGCAGCGTTGAAAAGTCTTGGCGGAAACGTGCCAAGGACGTTATCAACCGATACCGCGACGAAAACTCAAACGACATGAACGACCCAGGCCGATACTCTAATTCGTGTCGCTACAACATTTTGTATTCTAACGTGCAGACGATTTGCCCTGCGCTTTTTAACCAGTCGCCAAAACCAGACGTGCGGCGCCGCTACCGTGACAATGATCCGGTGGGCAAGGTCATTGCCGACATGTTGGAGCGAGCGTTGTCTTACTCGATGGACGACTACGACTTTGACCGCTACATGCGAATGGCAATTAAAGACCAGCAGCTAACGGGCCGAGGCGTGACGCGAGTTCGCTACGAGCCTCGCTTTACTGAAGAGGAAGACGAGGACGGCGAAAAGTACGACGAGTTAAAGTACGAAGAGGTGCGCTGGGAGCATGTGAACTGGGCCGATTTCCGACACGGCCCCGGTCGCATTTGGGACGAGGTTGAGTGGGTTGCGTTTTGCCACCTAATGACAAGAGACGAGTTGCGCGAAAAGTTTGGCGAGATTGGCGACGACGTTGAGTTGGATTACGCGCCGGTCGGCATGGAAGACAAGGAAGGCGACACAGTCGCAGACACCTTTAAGCGGGCGACGATCTGGGAGATATGGTCAAAGCCCGACAAGGAGGTTGTGTTTATATCCAAGTCGCTAAAGGAGCGGCCTCTAAAAACTGAAGACGACCCGCTCGAACTAAAAGAATTTTTTCCGGTGCCGCGTCCGCTGTACCCCACAAGCAACACAGACAGCCTGACGCCAGTTGAGCCGTTCCGGTATTATCAGGATCAGGCTGACGAACTTGACAACCTAACTAAGCGCATTTCGGGCATTATTCAGGCTTGCAAGGTGCGAGGCATTTACGATTCGACAATTACAGAGATGTCGAACCTTCTTGACGTAAGCGAAAACATCTTGATGCCAGCCACCGACGTTTTGCCAATTATGCAGGCGGGCGGATTGGAGCGAGCCGTCTGGATCTGGCCGATTGAAAAAATTGCTGGAGTTTTGGTTTATTTGTACAACCAGCAAACCACAGTCAAGACAACCATTTTTGAAATTACCGGCATTGCTGACATCATGCGCGGCTCGTCGTCAGCGTCTGAGACGTTAGGGGCGCAGCAACTGAAGGCGCAGTTTGGCACGATGCGGCTAAACGACATGCAGCGCGACGTGCAGCGTTACGCCAGAGACTTAGTCCGCATGGCTGCTGAAATTATGGCCGAAAAGTTTCAGCCTGACACGTTGCTGTTGATGACTGACGTAAAGCTGCCAACGCCTGAAGAAAAGATGCAGGCGCAGATGATAATGCAGCAGGGGCAGGCTCAAGGCCAGCCGGTGCCGCCGCAGATACAGGAAATACTTGAAAAGCCAACCATCGAAGAGTGCCTGCAAGTCTTGCGCGACGATAACCAGCGTTGCTACCGCATTGATATTGAAACGGACTCGACAATTGCAGGCGACCAAGCCGCCGATCAAAAGGCGGTCACCGAATTGTTGCAAGGCGTGGCGTCGTTTATTCAAAACGCGGGACCGGCGGTCGAGGCTGGCTATCTGCCGTTGGAGGCTGCCAAGTCAATGCTGATGATGGCAATCCGCCGGTTTAAGATGGGCCGAGAAGTCGAGGACGCGCTTGACATGATTGGCGAAGACGACGAGCAAGGCCAGTCAGATCCGGCGCAGGCGCAGCAACAGCAGCAGGCGCAGCAGCAGGCGCAGCAGCAGGCTCAAATGGCGCAGCAAGAGGCGCAGGCTGCGGCGCAAGAGGCTCAAGTCAAGATCCAGATGGATCAGGCAAAGATGCAAATGGATCAGGCGGAAGCCCAATCTGACGCGCAGATTAAACAAGCGGAAATAGAATTAAAAAACCGCGAGTTGGCTCTAAAAGAATTTGAAGCGCAGAAGCCAGAGCCTGACCGGACTGTCGATCTGCTTATGGCACGAGAGCGTATGCAATTCGAAGCGGCAGAGGCTGACAAGCAGCGACAGGTTGAGTTAGCTAAGGCTGTAATGGCTCAAAGGGCGCCAAGCGGTGACGTGGCGGACGCGGCGTCGGCTATGTCTGAGGCGGCTGAAATTATGAGCCGCATTACATCGTCAATGGGTTCGCCAGACGTTGTCATAACTGAACAGGTCAGCACGGTTGTGCCGCCAGAGGTAATGTAAAATGGGGTTAAGAGAATATAAGTCTAATTACGACGACATCGATTTCAGCCGGAAAGAAGATTACACGCCGCCTGCAAAGATCTCGTTTGCGTCAAAGCGGTCGTCAATAGAGGCGCCCATGATTGCGGGCGACTACAAGCCATACGAGTGCCCCATAACGGGCAGGACGATTGACGGTCGCGTGGAACATCAGCAGAACCTAGAAAAACACGGCTGCCGTGTTCACGAAAAAGGTGAATTTGAAGACGTTAAGAAAAACGGCTTAAAAGAGCGCAACGCAGAAATTGACCGGGCTATTGACAAGTCTGTTGACGCCATCGCGCACACGATAGACATTTAATAGGAGGTATTTATGTCTGACGTACAAGAACAAGCAGAACAACCCGTCATCGGGCAGTCTATGGATGATTTTATGGGCGAGCAGTTTGACGCCCTTGAGGCAGAAGAAATTGAAGAGCAAGTCTCCGCTGACGTAGAAGAAAGCGTCGAGACTAAAACAGATAACGTCGAAACAGAGACTGCTTCGACTGAGGATGCCGTAGACGAAAGCGAGAGTGAACCTGAGACATCTCAGACCATCACCGCGCCTCAATCTATGTCTGCAAAAGACCGTGAGTCGTTTTATGAACTTCCACCCGCAAGTCAGAAATGGATTGTGGATCGTGTGAAGGCTCAAGAAGGTGACTACACACGGAAATCTATGGAAGTTGCCGAGCAAAAAAGGTTCTACGAAAAGATAGAAAAGGCCATCGCGCCAAGAAGGCAACAGCTAGCTTTAGACGGAATGGACGAGGGAACGGCTATCGATCAGTTGTTTGCCCTGTCAGATTTCGCTAGCAGCGACCCTGTTAACTTTACGCGCTACCTTTTCCAGCAACGTGGCATCCCATTGTCGGCGCTCGATCAACCTGGCGGCCAGCAGGCTGCCGACCCTCAAATGCTTGCCATGCAACAACGTCTCCAAAACTTCGAGGGACATCTCGCGCAACAGCAGCAATTACAGCATCAAAAAACCACAGAAGCCGTGCAGACTGACGTAGAAAAGTTCTCTTCGGAAACTCCATTCTATCAAGAACTGCAACCTGAAATGGTGCCAATTGTAACGGCCCTTAAACAATCAAAGCCCGGCTTGTCTAATTTAGAATACTTGCAGATATCGTACAAAATGGCTTTAGCAGCCAACGAAGACGTTTCCGCAAAGATTGAAATTGACCAGCGAGCTAAGAGTGAAAGCCAACGGATTGCAAAGGCGAAAAAAGCCGCCAAGCAAGCCCGAAAGGCAGGGGGCGTCAACATTAGGTCAACTGGTGCGTTACCGGCTGCTGCCAAGAAAGCAAAAAGCGTAGATGATTTTATCGGGGCATTGGTGGACGAACGCATGACAGCTTAACGCGAAAGGCTACATCATGGGTGCGAATAGCTCCTTTACCGAAATTGCGGCAATTACTTACCGCCATTTCAAAGAAAAATACTTGGAAGACAACGTCTCTCACCACACGGCGTTGCATCAGCGTCTTGCCGAAAAAGATCGCGTTGATCTAATTTCGGGCGGCTGGGAAATCCAAGTTCCTCTGGACTACGCAGAGAACGGAACCTACCAACGCTACAGCGGCTACGATACGTTGAGCATCGCGCAGTCTGAAGTCTTCACGGCTGCTAACTTTGCCTGGAAACAGGTTGCTATCAATGTGGTTGCGTCTGGCCTTGAAATTCGCCAGAACAGCGGCAAAGAGGGCGTCATTAAACTTGTCAAAAACAAGTTGAAAAACGCTATGCGTACCGCCGGAAACAATTTTTCGGTCGATATGTACAGTGACGGCACGACCGCCAATCAGATCAACGGCCTTCAGGCTCTTGTTTCTGACGCCGGTACGGGCACAGTCGGTGGCATTAACTCTTCCACCTACACGTTCTGGAAAAGCATTCTTCAGTCGGCTGCAAGCCCGCTGCAAGGTGGTGGCGGAATTACGCCAAGTGCAACCACAATCGAAAGCCTCATGCTTCCGTTGTGGCTGAACCTTACTCGGAACAACGATATGCCTGACTTGATTTTGATGGACGACACTTACTTTACGTTCTTCGACAACAGTCAGACGAGCATTCAACGCTACACCAACACCACCGATGTCAAAGCTGGCACCACGTCCTTGAAGTACAAGGGCGCTGATGTTGTCTATGATTCGGCTGCTGCTGGTATGCCGGATGCTCACGCATATTTCCTTAACACCGACTACATCGGCGTTTGCGCCCATCGTGACGCGAATTGGACTGAGGTTCCTGAGAAATCTTCTGTCAATCAGGACGCTCAAGTTCTTCCGATTATTTGGCAGGGGAACATGACTGTCTCCAACCGCTCACTTCAGGGCGTGATGAAGGCTTAGGCTTTCGTCCAACCCTCTTTTCCCTGAAAGGAAGAAAAGATGTCTGACTATCACATCACTAACCCCATCGCTGGGATGCAAAACATTGGCGATACCTCGACAACCCAGAACCAAGTTCTTGGGACTATTGTCCAGGCTGTCGATGTAGATTCGACGGCTTACGGCGCCGGAGAGTTCATTTACCTCAAAGGTGTGGCGTCAACAGTTTTGGGGTCTTTTGTGACCTACAACGCTGATGACAACTCAACTGCGCTTTTGGCTGCTAATGCTATCGGCCCTGTTGCTGTTGCAATGTCGATAAATGTTGCCAGTTCGTTTGGCTGGTATCAGATTTCGGGCAAGGCAGTCGGCAAGGCTAAGGCAAGCTATGCGGACAACGGTCTGGTTTACGCAACATCTACGGCTGGCAGCATCGATGATGCCGTGGTTGCTGGTGATCGCGTAAAACTTGCAAAGGGCGCGTCTGCTGTTGACACTCCATCTTCTGGACTTGCTGAATTTGAAATTCAGCGGCCCTTTATGGATGATGGGACTGCGGCTTAACTTTGATGGGGGGCTTCGGCCCCCCGTCTTTTCCATAAACAGGAGGTATGGATTTTATGGTTCAGATGATGGCTGAAGAGCAACATGGGTTTTATGTTGACTTTGAACTAAGGCCCGAAGAAGACCGCGAGGAATCAATTTCTCAGGGTATGCCTGTTTTTAAGGATGTCGAATACGCCGTGATAACAATGCCCGGCGGCGGTCTTGTCGTTGACAAGGTTATTTCAGACGACCTTTTAAGAGAGTGGAAGCACGGTAACGGCAACCGCAAGCCGCCATCTCCGTTTGCTGTTGTCGCATATGAGGCGTGGAAAGAAGGCCGAGAGATTGCCGTCAACGGAACAGACATTAAAAATTGGCCCGGCGTCACGCCTGCTCAATTGAAAATGTGTCTGGCTGCTGTTGTCAGGACAGTTGAGGATTTGGCAAACGCCAACGCTGACACGTTGAGAAAGTTAGGCATGGGATCTTATGCGCTAAAGGAAAAGGCAGCGGCCTACCTTGACGCCGCTACAACAAACAAAAACAGCGAGGCCGTGTCTGCGCTGAAGATAGAGTTGGCCGCGCTAAGAAAAACAATTGAAGACAGAGACAGCCAGATTGAAGAGTTGCTGTCTGACAGTGACAATCCGCCTGCGCCTAAGAAGCGCGGACGGCCCCGCAAAAATCAAAACGAACAACTTGGCGCTGGATAGGAAACATTGACATGACCTTGCTGACTCAAATTCAAAACGCTTGCGACACTATTGGTTTGAGCAGCCCGTCTGTCGTTATTTCTTCTGCTGACCAAAACATTAAGACGCTTTTGGCGCTGGCAAACACCGAGGGCCGCGAGTTGCTTGAGCGATTTGCGTGGCCGCAGACGCAAATTGAAAAGACGCACACAACCCTGGGGGCAGAATTGCAAGGGGTGATAACAACCCTGGCCCCAGGCTTTGCCTACATCATCAACTCAACATTTTGGAACCGGACCCTGTCTGAGCCGGTGACCGGCCCTCTTAGTCCTGCTGAGTGGCAGGCTCTAAAGGCGCGAACCGCAACCGGGCCGTACTCTAGCTTTCGTCTTCAGGGCGGCAGCCTGTACGCTTATCCGGCTCCAACGGCGGGCCAGACTTGGGTGTTTGAGTACCAGTCAACATTTTTCTGTCAATCTGCGGGAGGCGCAAATCAATCTGTGTGGACTGCCGACAGTGACGTGGGCGTCCTTGACGAAAACCTGATGATGATGGGCGTCGTGTGGCGGTTTAAGAAGAAAAACGGCCTCGACTATTCTGAAGACTATCGCGTGTACGAGCAGAAACTTGCTAACGACATGGCGAGAGTTGGCGGTAAGCGAGCCTTGGACATGCAGGGCGGCGGCGGCATGAGCGGCGTCTACATTCCAGAAGGCAGTTGGGCGTAGTTGGTTATTTTTGATAGGGTCACGCTATGGCAAGCCAGGAAATGCTCAACGCGCTGTCTGAGGAAGATCCCTCCACGTTTCGGCGTGCGCTAAATTATGTAAAGGGGCTGAGAGGCAGCGGGGCGCCTCTTGCCGCTAGCGCAAACGAGGCAATGATGACGGCTCTTGGGCCTCAAGGCCGCAAGGCTGTCGCGCCGGTTGCCGGATTGGCAAACGTGTTTTCTTTAGGCGCTGACGTTAGAGACGCAATGGAGTTTTCCGGCGACACCTTAGAGAGCCTAAAGGCGGGAGACTTTGGAAGGGCAGGCAGTGACGCTCTTTATACCGCCGCTGCGCCTTTTGCCATGTTGCTGCCGGGATCTCTTGGCGGCTATAAAAAAAGTGCCGAATCTATGGCGGATAGCCTCATGGGCGTTGCCGATGACGTTGACCCGTCAATGCCTGCAAGTCTGCAAGGAAATAGGATATTTGCGGGGCAAAATGCAGTTGGAGCGCCGCTCGACAAGTTGGATGAGGCCAAAAAATTAGAAGAAACGGGCGAAGCCGCAGAAACTGTGTGGGGTGCAACCGGCTGGTTTAGAGGTCAAGACGGAAAGTGGCGTTTTGAAATTGACGACAGCGCCGCTGTTGTAAATCCTATAAGCAAAAAAGGAGAGACAAGCCTGTCTGCGGCAATTTCTCACCCAGAATTATTTGCTGCCTATCCAGACCTTTCTAATGTGCCTGTTAAATTAAGAAACAACGCCGTTTTAGGGTCAAGTTACACCCCGTCCACCGACAAAATAAAAATTGGAGAATACGTTGGGCCGGACGGGCTGTCTGTTAAAGATAGGGCCTTAAAAATTAATGAAGACCTAACCGCAATCAATGACAAAATTCGTAATGTTGCCGCGCAAGCGGGCGGAAACATTAAGGTTGATACTCCAGAATATTACGAATACATGAGATTGCTTCAAGAATTTAGAGACACAAAAAGGCTTGGCAAGCAAACATTGGGCACAGAAGCTACGCCAGAAAAGTCGGTGCTTTTGCACGAGATACAGCACGCTATTCAAAATCCTCGCAGAGAAGACTTTGCGTCTGGCGGATCTCCAAGCTCAATTCCCCCAGGATTGCGTCCTCGCGGTCTGTCTAAAAGAGAAACTTACAACCGCCTTGCTGGAGAGGTCGAGGCTCGTAACGTAGAAAAGCGTACGGATCTGACCGCCGCAGAGCGGGCGGACCTCCCGCCTCGCTTAACTGAAGATTACGACGCTAGCGATCAAATTGTTAATTTTAGGCCAGAACAGTCGTATATGGAATCTGCTTCCCCAGGCTTTGACGACGAAAGTTTCTCAGATATGGCAAAGCGCGGCAGGATTCGCGGCGCTCGGGACAGAGAAAAGAGCGTCAAGTCGCTTGCTGACGGATCAAGTCAGGCCCAGGATTTTCAGTTCACATTATTTGACGAGGTTTACGAGTCTGGAGAGTTTACAGAACGCCTGAAGGACATGGGACTCACAGTCAACGACAACATGATGGGCACCGTTATTGCTGGGAGGACACAGGCCGCCGCCGACCAAATGGCGGACTTGCAAGGAAAGATTTCGCGCGGAGAGAGTGTTAATGCCGTCGATCTTGGGCGTCTTTATGGGTACTCGGATGAGGATATTGCTGCATTTTACAAGCAGCGAGGGTTCACCGCTGACCGCTTTTTTGCCGACATTTCTGCTTCTTCGGGCTTTGACGATGCGGGTGAAGGCGCTACAATAGGGTTAGGCAGTGGAGGGCGAACTGTTCCCCCTAGCGGTGTTTCTTCTGAAGTGCCGCAACCGCTGCCGACATATCCTCAAGCTGGACAATACGAAATTAATACAAATCCTGCGGGCAAAGAGTACCCGTCAAAGGTTCACACGCCTGAAGAGGCGGCTATCGCCAAGCAAGTCGGCGCGGCGCAGCGCGATATTCAAGCGGGCAACTACACGCCTTATTTTGATGTTGGCAAGCGCACTGATGTAGATGTTGCAAACTACCCCGGCACCGGAGCGCAGACTACGCTTGAAGAAGCGCGTCCTAGGACTGCAAAATCTATTGAAACTTACAAAAGCATTATTAAAGATCCAGAAATTCGCAAGGCTTTGCAAAAAGCATTTGACGACGGCGCGTTAATTAACAATTCCGAAAACTGGTATTTTGTTGGACAGTTAGAAAAAGAGTTTATCGAAGTTCTTGGTGAGGAAGCAGGCCGCGCTGCGTTTCTTGAAAAATTTGCAAAGCCAATGGCCGCAACAACCGCTAAAGCTAGTCCGACTTCAAATTTCCGTATGGCGATGTACGGAAATTATTTGAAAGAAAACAATCTTGCGTTTCCTGACGCATCTTACAACGTTCCCTATCCCGTTGGCGGCTTTGGTGTAATTGGCAATTTGAAACAGCACGAAGCGTTGGTGCCAGGAGAATTTTTCTCTGCCAAACAAAATCCTAAACGTCACAATTTTGCTCGCAATTATTTAGGCGACAAATCTGTGCCAACAATTGACGCTCAAATGACCGAGGTTATGTCTGGCGGCAAGCTGCAACAGCCAAAAGGGCCGTCATACGCTAATTACGAACAGGCTATTAGTGAACAGTCTAAAAAAATTGGCGTTGAACCAAGATTTTTTCAAGAAGTTGTTTGGGCAGGCGCAAAGCAAGCTAAGGAGGGAAAGAAGTACCCTGGCTCGCAGCCTATGATTGAAATTATCAATCAAAGCATTGAGCGCACATCTAGGATTACTGGCTTGTCTCCAAAAGAAGTTGTTCGGCTTGGAATTATTGAAAGCAAAATTCCATTGTACGGTCTTGCGGGAATTACTGCTGGCGCTGGTGTGGCAGGAGCAGTTTCTCAAGATGATACTGACATGGTTTCTGCTTTAAGGGGTGCCTAATGCTTTTACAGCCGCTACAAAATAATTCTGGCAAGTCTCCGACATCTCGAAGCGGCACCATCCCCGCGCCAGTCAAAGGTTGGAACGCCAAAGACGCCTTGGCTGACATGGACGAAGAGTTTGCCATTGAGTTGGAGAACGTCTTTCCCAACATGACTGACGTAGAGGTTCGCGGCGGTTATGCGTCTCACTCTACAGGGAACGGATCTGGCGCCGTCGAGACGCTGATTGAGTACGCCGGGCCGTCAACGCACAAACTTATATCTGCCGCCGGATCTGTCATTTATGATTCGACCGCAGCCGGAGGCTCGACGGCTATTGCGACTGGCAAGTCAAACGCTCGTTGGCAGACGACAATGTTTGGAACCGGCGCAGGCAACTTTTTGTTTATGGTTAACGGCGAAGATGCGCCCATATACTACAACGGCTCGTCTTTTACGACGCCGTCGCTTGCCAGCGTCACGGCGACAGACATTGTTCACGTCACAGCGCACCAGCGGCGCCTGTTCTTTACGTTTAACGACAGCCTCGTCTTTGGCTATTTGCCGGTGGTGTCTGTTGCAGGAACGGTAGCAACGTTTGACGTTGGCGGCCTGTGTAAAAAGGGCGGCAAGATCCAGGCGTGCGGAAGTTGGACGCGAGACGGCGGCAGCGGTCCTGACGATATTTTTGTCATTATCACAAGCGAAGGCGAGTGCGTTCTGTACAACGGAACAGATCCATCGTCTGCGACGGCGTGGAGCCTTGTCGGCGTGTTTTCGATTGGCAAGCCAATTGGGCGAAGGTGCATTGAAAAGGTCGGCGCAGAACTAATTGTCATTACGCAAGACGGCGCCGTGCCGCTGTCTGTGTTTCTGCCAATCGACCAAGTGGCAAGCTCCAGCAAGTCACTGTCTGACAACATCAGAAACGAGTTCTTGGCGTCAGCCAGACTGTACAGCGCAATTTTTGGCTGGCAGTCGGTTCACTATCCTCAAGGCAGTTACGCCTTGTTTAACATTCCCGTTACTGCAACCGTTTCGCATCAGTACGTTGTGAACACGCAGACAGGCGCCTGGGCTAAATTTACTAATCAAGACGCAGCCTGCTGGGCAACGTATGACGGCGACTTGTATTTCGGCGCGACAACCGGCGGCGTTATTTTTAAGGCTGACACCGGCACAAGCGACAACACAGCAAACGTCGAATGGAAAATTAGACCGGCCTTTTCTTATTTTGGCACAAGAGGGCGCCAGAAGTTGTTCAGCTTGTGCCGCCCGCACTTCACAAGCAGCGGATCTCCGTCTTACGCAATCGACTTAAATGTAAATTTTTCAAACATAAATCCAACAAGCATTCCAACTCCGCCATCTCTAAGCACAGGAATTTGGGATGTGTCGAAATGGGATTCAGGAACCTGGGCAGACGTTGCTCAAATTTCGTCATGGAACACAGTCTACGGCTTGGGCGAGTGCGCCTCGCCAACAATCAGAGGCGGCGACAGCGCAATTGAAATTTCTTTTTCAGCCTACGACATGATTTGGCAGCCGGGAAATGCTCTTTGACGCATTTGGTATTCAGTCGAGACGAGGAAATGGCTTCTTGGGCAGAGGCAGCATACCCAGAGTGCGCCCCGCTTTGCAGGCCGCTTACAGCCATTGGCATTGCCGAAGGCCGAGATATTTGCGGGGTTGCCGTCTATCACAACTACAGGCAATATGATATCGAAATTACCTTTGTCACCGCGACCCAAAGGTGGGCCACGCCGGGAAATGTTCGGGCGCTTTTGCGATACCCGTTTATTCAATTAGGTGTGAGACGGATGACCGGAATTACCAAGAAGTCAAACAAGAAGGCCCGCAACTTGATGGGCAAACTTGGCTTTGTTCTTGAGGGCGTCCATCCGTTCGCAGCAGGCGGAAGCACAGCCTGCACCTACGGCCTTTATGAAAAAACTGCAAAAGAGAAGTGGCTAAAACATGGGTAAGAGAACTCCAAGCCCCCCGGCGGCGCCAGATCCGACGCAAACCGCCATTGCTCAGGGCGCCATTAACCGTGACGCGGCTATTGCTCAGGCGCAACTTAACCGAATTGACGAGTACACGCCCTACGGCTCGTCAGTCTACACGCCTCAAGGCCCGGCAGATCCTAACACCGGCATTACGCCATACCGGCGGACAACGTCACTCGATCCCGGTCAGCAAGCCATATTTGACCAACAGACGCGAGCGACGGGGGCGCTCAACACTCTTGCAGCAGATCAAACGGGGCGCGTCTCTGGGGCGCTTGCCCAGCCGTTTTCTTATTCAGGACTAGCCGCAGCGCCGACCACCTCTGGCTTACAGTCGTCAGTTTCCGCCGCCGGACAAGCTCTGGCGCAGCCGTTTAGCTATGGCGGCCTGCCTGCCGCGCCAACGTCAGGCGGCATTAGATCAGCCGCTGACACAGCCACAGCCTCAGTTGCCCAGCCGTTCTCGTTTGATGGCTTGCCTGCCGCGCCAACTGGCGATGCCGCCGCAAGGCAGCAGACTATTGACGCGGTCTACAACCAGTACACCTCCAGGCTTGACCCAAGATTTGAAGAGGCTCGAACAAAACTGGCGACAGACCTTGCCAACTCTGGCTTTAGTGTTGGCGATGCAGGGTACACTAGCGCCCTTGAATCTGCCGGGAGAACAAGAAACGACGCCTACCAGCAAGCTCTAAACGCTGCCGTGTTGGCTGGCGGAGCGGAGCAGTCGCGTTTATTCGGCCTGGGAGACACCGCCAGACAGCGGGCGACAGCGGAGGCACTAACACTCCGAGGAATGCCGTTGAGCGAGCAGGCGGCGCTCCAAGGGCTTCAGCAGACAGCATTTTCAACGCAGGCGTCTGAGCGGGACCGGGCGGCAGCAGAACAGTCTCAGCAGCGTCAGGCGGGCCTCGCAGACGCGCAGCAGCTTTTCAACCTTCAGTCTGGATTGTACGGCCTGCAAGGCAACGAGCGCGAGCGTGCCATTCAAGAGGCGTCGTTCCTACGCAACGTGCCGCTTAATGAGACGGCGGCGTTGCTGGGCACCGGCCCCGGCATCAGCAACCCTCAATTTAGCGCGGCACCGCAAGGAGCAATTGCCCCGGCTAATTATCAAGCCCAGGTTAACGCCAACTATCAGGGCGCCCTCAACAACTACAACCAACAGATGGGCGCCAACAACGCGGCGATGGGCGGCTTGTTTGGCTTGGCTGGCGCCGGGCTTGGCGGATTTACTGGAAGCGACGTAGGAAGCGCCGCAATTAACAGGGGCATCGGCATGATCCCTGGATTTGGCCGATAGGACAATAACATGGCAATGAACCCCAAGCTGATAAATTTTAATAAAGTTCCAACAGCGGCAATTGCCCCTGCGTATCAGGCGGGAATGACAAGCATAAACGAGTTTGCTCCTGACCAAGAAATGCTAGACGCCTTGCTGCAAAGGGGCACCAGCACTGATCCAGTTGGGTCTACGCGAGAGGGAGTGTATCGCGCACTTTCGGGCGCTCTTGGTGGCTATCTGAAGGGGCAAGACAGGCGAAGGCTTCAGGGCCAAAGAGACACTTTTAGAGACACCATGACCGAAGCCTTAACAGCGGGTCGCGGCACGCCGGGCACAGAAGAAACAATCCCTCAGAGCGTTGTCACGCCAACTGACGCAAGGGTTGGGGTAATCGACCCCGATATGCTTCAAACAGAATTGCCACCGCAGCAATCAATACTAGACGATCCGTCAGTTCCTGACGTTGCGTCGCTTGGCCTTGAGAGAATCGAAACTCCAACTGGACCCGGCGATCAGGTTATTCAAAAAGAATACATCTCCAGAACACCGGGAACTCCTGGCGGGCTTCAGCCCATGCTAGATGTCCTTAGAGGGGCCGGAACGAGAGAAGCGGATCAAGCCGCACTACAATTACAGTTTGGCGGAATGCAGCAGCAGGCTGCGCTTGATGCAGCCGAAGCTCAGTTTAATCGCGAGATGGAACTTAAAAAAGCGGGAATAAAGCCAACGACGCCGTCAGGGACGATGGCTATGTATCTTCTGGCTAGACAACAAGAGCCGGGCCTAACAGTGGCGCAATTTGAAGAGAGAAACAGGAACCCACTTTTTAACCCCGAAGCAGTAAATCAAAAAGTGCTATCAGACCGATACGAAAGTTCAACGCAAGACTTGCGAGACGCAGAAAAATCCTTACTGGACATCGCCCAAATGGAAAGTTTGATAGAGACAACTTACCAAGGCACTGGCGCTGAATTAGCTTTGAACATTAAAAAAATTGGAAAGGCGCTTGGTTTTGAGGTAGACGACGACCTCATTGCCGATGCTGAAGCGTTAAGGTCTAAAGGCATGGACTTTATCCTGCAACGCATTCAGAAAACCAAAGGCGCTATTTCAGAAAAGGAAATGGCGGCCTTTAAGCAAGCGTCTGCTAACTTGGGCAACACTCCAGAAGGCAACAGAAGAATTCTTGCGCTTTCCCGGCACATTGCGGAAAGGCAAAAAGCGGGTGCCCAGGCAGTTAGACAGGCCATCGCTGAAGGAAAGCCTATAATGGAAGCTGACGACGCAGGGTTTGCTGCAATGACCGCATTTACTGAACGGTCTGAAGAGTGGGCACGCTTAACGACAGCAACACAAATTCCTTTGCGTGCTATTCAAAACGGGATGACGCAAGATGATTGGGATCTTCTTAGCGACCAAGAAAGAGAGCGTTTCTAATGGCTATGACCGCAGAGCAACTTGCCATTATGAATGCGGCTAGAGAGAGGGCGGGGAAACCTCCAATGCCTTCGCAGGGTCAAAGTGTTGAGGCATCTCAAGGGTCTCTGTACACGCCAACGACGGTAGCGCGGCAAACAGTTGGTCAGGGCCTTGCTCTAGGCTTTGGCGACGAGATAGAAGGCTTTGCTCGCGGCATTTATAAAGCTGCGACTGAAGGCAAGCCTTATCGTGCGGCTGTCGATGAAGAAATATTGAAAATTCGCGAATCAAACAAACAATTTGAAACCGAAAACCCTTTAGGCTCCACAGCACTTCAGCTTGGCGGCGGTCTTCTTACAGGCGGCGCGGGGGTTCTCAGGGCGGGCGCTATGAAAGCGCCTACTTTACTGGGACGGATGGGCCGTTCAGTTTTTCCGTCTGCGACTACGGGCGGCGTTGCTGGCGCAGGGATGTCTGAGGGTGGCCTTGCTGACAGAGCCGTTGGTGCTGCCGGTGGCGCGGCTCTTGGCGCAGGGTTAGGCGCCCTTACCCCCGTTGCGACAAAAGTTGTAGGAAGCGGAGCGAGAGCCGTTGGAAGAATGATGCCTGGGCGCATGGGTGGGGCCGAGCGGCAAACCGAGCGACTGATTAGAAATGTTGGTGCTGAAGACGAATTGCAGGGGGCTAATCTAGAGCAACGATTAGACGACTTTGGCGATGAGGCAATGGCTGCTGACGTTGGCGGCCCCGCAACAAGAGATTTAGCTAGATACGCAGGCAATAAGTTTGGCGGACGTAGAGTTGAAACGGCCTTAGAGCAAAGACACCTTGGGCAAGCTCCTAGAATTGGTCAATCTATTGATGAAAACATTGCTGGCGACACCTTAGAAGACTTTATTGACACGACTTCAAGGGCAAGAAGAGAAACCGCAGACATTAATTACAAACAACTGTACGAAAAAGAAATTTTGATGTCTTCAAAATTGGCAAAATTCTTTCGAAACAACAAAATCAAGCAGGCATACGAGACTGCAAAGGAAATTGCAGAGGCAGAGGGGCGCACCTTGCCGCCCTTGTTTAAGGTAGGCCAAGGCGGTGAGACGTACTTGCCGCCAACTATGAGAACTCTTGACTATATTAAAAGAGGGCTAGACGACGACGTTAATGTTGCATTCAACGCGGGAAAAACTGGCCTTGGCACATCTCTAAAAACTTTGCGTGATGACTTTAGAGATGTAATAGACGAAGTCGTGCCTGAGTATAAAGCGGTTAGGTCTCAGTATGCAGGGCAATCAGCGGCAATGGACGCCGCAAATTTAGGCAAAGATTTTATTCTTAACAGGAAGGGCGTTAGCAAAATTGCCGTAAGCAGGCTTGGCGAACATGAGAAAAAGTCTTTTCTTGTAGGTGTCGCAGACGGTCTCAGATTAAAAGTTATGAGCGCCCCTGATGAGGCTGACGTTGTTAAAAGAATTTTTGGCAACCCTAACTCTCGCGACAGAATTAGTCAGGCGCTAGGCGGAGATAAGGATGCACTTGCCGCATTTCAAAGGACAATGGAGCGCGAAGCGGCTTTTGCCAAAACTAACGCATCAGTTCGATTTGGCTCAAGAACTAATCCTATGGCAGAACAAGGCAAAGCATTTGAAGATGTTGGCGGGTTTCTTGGAGACGCCGCTGTGCTGGGGTCCGGCGTCCCGTCGCCCGCGTCTGCTGGTCGTATGGGAACAAGAATTGCCGATTTTTTAAAAACGCCGCCAGAGTCGGTAGCTAGAAGAGTTTCAGAGTTAATGTTGTCAAACGATCCGACGCAAAGACAAATTGCCGCAAGGCTAATGTCTGGCGGACGCGCTCTTACGACAAGAGCGGCTAACCCGTCTTCTAGTGCTGCTAGCGGCGCGGCAGCGTTTCAAGGTGGCGCCAGCGGCGGCGATATGATTAACGCCTTAATGGGCAGACGCTAAAAAAAGGACACGCTATGGCCCGCGACGGCTCAGGTACTTACACAAACCCATACCCCAATTTTATTGCGGGCACGGTTATCAGTTCAGATCAAACTGACGCCAACAACTCTGACATTGCGGCGGCGTTGACGCAGTCAATAGCGGTTGACGGGCAAAGCACCGTCACAGCTAACCTTCCGATGAACAGCAAGAAGCTGACTGGCATGGCGGTAGGCACCGCCGCAACAGACAGCCTGACGCTTGGGCAAGCCCAGGCTCAAGCCTTTGCGTGGGGCGGCACTGCTGGCGGTGGCGCAGACGCGATTACTATCTCCCCGACGCCCGCGATTACCGCCTACGCGGCTGGTCAAAAGTTCTTCTGGATTGCGTCTGGTAGCGCAAACACGGGCGCAGCCACAATTGCAATCTCTGGCCTGTCTGCCATTGCTATGCAGGACGGCGGCGCGGCTCTCGCTGCCGGTGTCCATGCGGCGGGTAAAGTCTTTATGGGCGTGCTGAACACCACGTCAACCATGCAGATTATGCAAGTGCAATCTAGCGGAGATCCGCTAACGATTTCCGCCTTGACGGTCAACGGCGCCTCGCAATTTAACGGGACAATCATTCAAGGCGTTGACGGCACGGGCTACGATCTCAAGCTCTTTGGCGACACCTCTGGCGCCTACATCATGTGGGACCAGTCAGCCGACAAGTTGCTGACGGCAGGCGGCGCCCTAGTCGATATTGTCAAAGACAAGCTAATGATTGGCGGCACGGCGGTAACGACTACCGCTGCGGAGTTAAACTTTAACGACACAGCAACCGCAGGCACTGTCGTCGCCAGTAAGACTGTTGTCGCATCGGCTGACAAGGACATTGCATCGTTTCGCAACATTACCTTGACAGGCGAACTTGACGCCGGATCGCTTGACGTTTCTGGCGCGGTAGACATCGCCGGTACAACAAATCTTGACGCTGTAGACATTGACGGCAACGTGCAAGTTGATGGAACGCTAACTGTTGGCGTTGACGGCACCGGCTACGACGTAAAGCTCTTTGGAGACACCTCTGGGGCACATGTCTTATGGGATCAATCTGAAGACAAGTTGCTGACGGCGGGCGGTGCGCTTGTTGACGTTGTCAAAGACAAGTTGATGATCGGAGGAACGGCGGTCACAACCACAGCAGCAGAGCTAAACTTCAACGACACGGCGACAGCCGGAACGGTTGTGGCAAGCAAAACTGTCGTGGCGTCAGCAGACAAAGACATTGCATCGTTCCGCAACATTACGCTGACGGGTGAGTTGGACGCGGGCAGCCTCGACGTTAGCGGTGGCGCAGACATTGCCGGACAGACAACAATTCAAAACGGAAGCGCGGGTGCGCCATCACTGGCCGCGTCAGCCGATACCAATACGGGCCTGTATTACCCAGCCGCCGATACGGTAGGCATCACCGCAGGAGGCGTTGAGCAGTTCCGCTTCGGCAGCAACCCCATCCCAGGCGGGGGAAAGAACCTAATCGATAACGGGTCTTTTCTCGTAACCCAACGAGGTACGAGCTTTACCGGCGTTGCTCCCGCTGACGCCGATTACAGTCTTGATAGATGGTTTTGCGTCGGCGGCTACGGCACGCCAGCGGATCGCTACACTATTTCACAGGTCGCGACGGCGGCTGGCGCTCTGCTAGATGGGTTCCCCGTGGCAATCCGAGCAGAGACAACGACTGCTGAAACCAGTCCAGACGTGAACCGGTATAGCTCACCGATCACCCAAAAGGTCGAGCTATCCACTGCTCGGCAACTTGGGTACGGGGCAGCGGGAGCAAAATACCTCACCGTGTCGTTTTGGGCGCGGAGTTCTCAGACCGGGTTGCACGGCATCGCGCTGGGCATGAACAACGGAGGAGCTGTCAATCCGCAGACTTATTCGGTTAGCTCCGCCAATACTTGGGAAAAAATGAGTGTGACGTTTTCGCCCAACACGAGCACCGCAATTGGAGCCACTGAATATGGTCTCCAACTTGCTTTTGCTTCTCAGATTGGCACGGCACAAGACGACGGCACGCAAGATACGTGGGGCAGCAAATTCGGCTACACCCCCGTGGCGGATATCGCCGGGGCTACCAGCCGTTACATCGAGATAACTGGCGTTCAGGCAGAAGTCGGAAAAGTAGCCACGTCGTATTCGCATGAACCAATTAGTGTGACGTTCGCAAAGTGTCTTAGGTATTACTTTGAACTTGCGGGAGCGAACCAAATTGCGCTTCCAACTGGTTCGCAAACAACAACCACTGGGGGAAGCGCGTATTACCAATACCCAGTTGAAATGAGAACTACTCCAACCCTCGCGTATAGCGATTTATCTCATTTTGGCGTTCAGCCCGACATGGCTCAACAAAACCCGGACGCAATCACTCTAAGTTACGGCACAGCCAGTTCTGCTTGGATAGCTCACACATTTAGCGCGGACGCTGCAAAAAATCTGACCTATCGTTTTTACACTCTTAGCGCAGATGCTCGCCTTAACTTTAGTGCTGACCTTTAAGGAGATAATCATGGTCTTGAAATACGCAAATGCAGGTCACACTACGATCTTTGACGACAGCCGCAACATGAGCATCCCTTGCGTCACGGGAAACAGTCAGTTTGACGAAATCGAAGCTGCTGGCACGGCTATCGCGGACTACGTTGCTCCAGCAGCAACTTGGGACAGTGTTCGAGCAGAACGCAACCAGCTTCTAAAAGACACTGACTGGCAAGCAAGCAGCGACCGCACGATGTCTGACGCCGAGACAACCTACCGGCAAGCTCTCAGAGATTTGCCAGCGACGAACGCTGACCCAACAAAGATCGTCTTTCCTGACGTTCCGTAACTATGGATGAGTCGTCTCTCAGAATCCTGCTGACGCTAGGTGGAATGATTGCGTCAGTGGCTGCGGCCTTCGCAGTCGTGCGCCAGTCCGTCAAAACATTAACAGAAACCTTGGCTGACGTTGAGGTGCGCTTGAGAAGGCTTGATTCTAAGATCGACCGTTTAGAGACAAAGTCAGGAACAGTGGAACAGAGGCTAAATATACTGGCTACCATGTCTAGCCCTGACGCTCTCGAGAGACGGAACAGGGAGCTAGGTAGTGTGCTGGCGAGGTTATCGCACGTTGAGCGTTCTGTAGAAAAACTTGCCGGTCTTCATAACGGGTCACATCCAGACACGTCAAAGGGTGCATCAAAATGATTCCTCTTATCACTCAGCTTTTGCCATCGGTAATGGATGTCGCGGGGCGGTTTCTTCCTGAAGACAAGCAAAAGCGAGCAGAAGCAGAGCGAGAGATTGAAGCGAAGCTGACGGAAAGCCTCGCCAACATTGACCTTGCTAACCTTAAAATTAATGAAGCAGATGCCAAGAGCGGTAACTGGTTTCAATCTGGGTGGCGGCCATTTATCGGGTGGTCATGCGGGTTCGCACTGGCCTACACTTACGTCATGCAGCCAATCCTTACTTTTGGATTAGCCCAAGCTGGATATTTGATTGATCTTCCTGCTGTGAACTTGGGGGAGATGATGCCGGTCTTGATGGGAATGCTCGGACTAGGCGGACTTAGAACTTTTGAAAAAGTAAAAGGAATAAACAAATGAAGATTGTGCAATATGTGTTGTCTCGCGTTGGCGAGCCGTCCAGCTACGCGGCGATTGGCGTGGCGGCAATTGGCGTCGGCATTCTCACTGACTTCGAGTGGCTTGCGGTCATCGGCGTTGTCGGTGGTGTCCTTGGTGTAATTCTTGGCGAAGGCAAAGAGTAGTGGCAACGAAAGCTACCGGGGCTGGAGCCAAGACGGCTGCCGTAAAAAAGCGGACCAGCATTGGCTCCAGTCCTCTTACTCGCGTCAAAAATAAAAGTAAGCGGCTGTCTCACAAGAAGTACAACGGGCAAGGCAGATGAACGTCAACCAGTTGCGGGCGGATCTTGAACGGGACGAGGGATGCGTCTACGCAATCTATTTGGATCATCTAAATCTGCCAACGCTTGGCGTTGGACATTTAATCACACAAAAAGATCCTGAACACGGCCAGCCTGTAGCGACAGAAGTCAGTGAGGCTCGTGTGATAGAGGCGTTTGACTTGGACATTCAGCACGTCTTAGACGATTGCGACAATCTGTTTAATGATTTCAGTTCGCTTCCAGAAGCGGCGCAGCTTGTCGTTGCCAACATGATGTTTAACTTGGGGCTTCCAAGGTTCAGCAAGTTTAAGAAAATGATCCGAGCCATTGAACTTGGCGACTGGCAATCGGCAGCAGATGAGATGATTGACTCAAAATGGTATCAACAGGTGACTGCCAGAGCGCGGCGCCTTGAAGCGGTAATGAGATCAGTCTGAACTATAAAAGATGTGATTGCCGATTTTGATTGTTACAGTCAGTGACGACGCCCAGGCCGGGTTGACACTTGTTGAGTGATAGTGCGTTGCGCCTCCGGTGATGTCATCGACGTGCAGCGACGCCTCCGCAATCACGCGAGAGGTCAGCCACGCAACGTCGTCAAGAATTGCCTCACGTTTCCCGTCACAATAAAAACTAAATTGGCAGTTGTTCAGTCCGACACGCCGCGCCTCGGTAACAACTTCGCAAAAGTTGTCGGGGAACCGATTGTCAAGCACGCGGTTTTGCACGACGTGAGCGACCGCTAACTGCCCGGCGGCTGGCTCACCGCGAGCCTCAAAGTAGACAGCCAAGGCAAGACAAAATAGACCTTCAACCATTTGCCGAGTGTATCACACTCAAAAAACCGCAGAAAGCTGCGGGTTTTTAGGTGTATACGCTATACACTAAATGTGTATAATTACGCCATTGATAAATCGGGAGAAGACAGATGAACACCGCAAAAACTTACGAACTAACAGAAAACGAACTGCGTGCAGCTTTCGTGCTGGTCGGCTGGTGCTTGAAAAACATGGGCGGCAAACGACCGGCTGATTTGGACGACGACCCCTTCACATGGACTTACCCGTTCATCCTGATCGAGGCTGGTTGGAGCAAAGAGGCTGCGGCTGGGACGTGGGGTGCATTACTCGATAAAGGTGTCGTCGATTTGCATGGTCGCAACAACGAGGGTTGGGAGGAGTTCTTTGTGTGCGACCCTTTTTGGCAGTGGCTCGATACGGTCTGGGACGAGAAGGGAGGTGCGGCATGAGCCACGCCAGCCGGGAGCAAACCGCAGCCGAGACACGGCTGTGCATCATCCGCAGCAACTTGTCGGTCATCGTTGATGACCTTGCATCAATCATTGATTCCCTGCCGGGCAACGTGTGCCCCGATGCAGAGGCGGCGCTCGCAAAAATTGAGTCCGCCTGCGGCGATAATCTTTGGACAGCCGAATGCTCAATTATTGATGAAGCCAATTACGGAGACGAGCCATGAGATCAACTTTAGTCCAGGGCGGAGTGCTTATTGCACTCGGCCTGCTGCTGTCGGTCGTACTTCTTGAGACGGTGTCTGGCTGCGGCCAAGCCATCTACAACGCAGATAGAACTTGGTCTACAGGTGAGTGCGTTTTTGTTCCTTACACTCCGGCGGTGGGCAAGTGGTAAGCGCCAAGTCTTTTCAAGAGCATAAATTTTATCTGCTAGACGACGACATTCGTTTAATTGAACAGCAACTCGACCAAACCCCAGGCACTTGGGTTCCGTACTTTTATGCGGACCCTCGCGAAACTTTGTTTGGCGACTCTATGGGTCGCACCAAGGTTGTCCACAAGACAGCCGTTGAGCTTGTCTCTGTTGCCGAGCCTCTTACAAAAAAAGACGTTGAGAGCGCGACGCTGAGATTGTCTTGGTCGCGGTGGCGGATTAGACAAGGCTATCTCTCAAGCCAAAAGAAAAACGAGGAGGGCAAGACTGTCTACTTGCTAATGAAACCCACACTAAAGCCAAAGAGGTCACAAAAGTGAGAAAGAAACCAGCATCTAAAATTGTTGAATTGCTGGGCGGCCCATTTCGTGCGGCTGCCGCGCTGGGAACTAGCCCCCAGGCAGTCTGCAACTGGGTCCGCCGAGAGACTATTCCGCCCGGCAGAGCCGCCGACATTATTCGCGTCGCTAAGTCTAACGGACACACGTTGAGGTTCGAGGAGCTTATATGATTGCAGGCATTGACGTTGGCATGACTGGCGCAATTGGAATGATTTACGACGACGGCGGCGGGTTCGTCTACGACATGCCAGTCTTCAAAAAGGAGGTCAACGCTCATGCTCTTGCGGATCTGTTTCGAGAGTTACCCCCGGCGCACGTCTGGATAGAACAGGTTAACGCCTTTGGCATGGGTCGCACGTCGGCTTACAACTTTGGGCAGGGCGTTGGCGCCATTAAGGGCGTGCTGGCGACGCTGGCTATCCCTCACTCTCTTGTCACGCCAGCCAAGTGGAAAAAGCACTACGGGTTGGGCCGCGACAAGGATCAGAGCCGGGCGTTGGCGTCTCGGCTGTACCCTCAAATAGCATCTGAATTTGCCCGCAAGAAGGATGACGGCAGGGCGGAGGCGCTGCTGATCGCGCAATTTGGAAAACAGACCCTGACAATGTCAGGAAAGTCAGCCGGAAACTAATGGCCGTGGCCGGAAACTATCGAGGTCGGCCCGTAATTAGTTTCAGGCCACTCTTTTGGCAGTTTTCCGCCGCTTTTGGCTGGCAACTGTAGCAATGGCCGGAAACTATCGAGAACGGCTGGAAACTAATTTCCGGCCACATTTTGAAAAGTTGGGAAAGAAAAATGAGCACAATTGATATCGTTGATCTTCTTGAACTAGCGCGAGCCGAGATACTGCGGCTTCGCAAGCCGCTCCGCGTGGAGTATGGAGACGCGCCCCACCCGGCGGAGAAAAATTCTGTGCATCCCGACGTATCGGCGGGCTGGAACAGCCCGTTGCGGCTGAGGTTAAACGCCATAAAGATGAGCGCAGTCGGACTTACTGCGAATCTTAGAGTTAACGGGGTGACAAAATCTGCCGAGACAATTCGCCGGTATATCACGGGCGTCTCGGTCCCGTCCGAAGAGATTAAAAACCACATCAGTTCAATTGTTAACGTTCCTGTCTGCGATCTCTGGCCGCCGTACATTCCGTCCTGTAGCTTGAGAGGAGCGTCAGCCAAGACACAGGAAATAGAAAAAACTCATATGATGCTTACAAAAGCAAGGCAAGATGCATTTAAGGGTAGCTAATTAACATGCCTAAAAAGCATGAACACATCGGCACCGTGTTTGTTAGCCACGATAAGGACGCAGACATCACGACTGCGCGATGCGAATGCGGCGCCCTGTGTTCGTTTCCTACGCTTGCAAAAGACCGCACCTCCGCTCAGTCGGCTCACGGTGCTAAGGCGGTCAAAGACAACGGGTGGACAATAAATGAACGAGACTGAAATTCTCAACCGCGCTGCTGAAACTATCGCAGAGCGCGGACAAGTCTACGGCGAGGCTTCAATTAACCTTGAACGTGTGGCTGTTGGCACCGACGTAATCGTAAAGGCGGCGATTGAGACGCACGGTCGCGTCACGTCTGCTCACATGACGTTAATTCAAGATTGGTGGAAAACGTGTAGACTTCTTAAAACAATAGATCACGCAGACAGTTGGCTCGACAAGAGCGCCTACTCAGCAATCGGTGGACGCATTGCAACGGACGTGGGAAACGACAAATGAACGGCTTTAAACGGCACGGGATTGTGCATTGCAGTGCAAGCCAACTCAACAAGTGGAATGCGTGCCAGGGCGCGTGGGTTGCCCATTACCTTTTCAAGCAACGTGTCGGCAGCGTGTCGGCTGCGATGTACCGAGGCATCTGCTCAGAGGAAGGCGTCAAAAGCGTCATCACCAAAGAGTGCAACGTAGAGCAAGCTATTCTCAAGGCTCAAGAATTGTTTGACCAGAAGATGATGTTCGACGACGGCAGCAGCGGCAAAGAGCGCGAGAACATTGACCCAATGATCCGGCTGGCAGTCGAGGCGTTGGAGCCATACGGAGAGCCAGAGTTTACTAAAGGCGAACAGCAACAGGTGTCGATGGA